CGGTGCCGGGCGCACGTCTTCCGCGAGACCTACGCGAAGCTCGAGGACACGACGATCAAGTCGTGGATGGAGTGGTTCCCGGAGCACGAGTTCGGCAAGTTCTACTGGTCGAAGCCGATGTTCCACGAGATCCGGGTGGGCGATATCGAGCTCGACGTGCATTTCGTGGCGCTGGAGAGCGAGGCGGAGGCGGCCTACTTCCGGTCGCTTGAGACGACGATCTGCTACTTCAACGAATTGCAGTTCATGCCGCGGCTGCTGTTCGACGAGGCGGTATCGCGCGTCGGGCGGTTCCCGCGGGCGATCGACGGCGGGGCGGTGCATCCCGAGGTGATCGCCGACATGAACGCGCCCGACGAGACGCATTGGGTGCCGATCATGCGCCAGGAAGTGGCGATGCCGGATTGGTTCACCGAGGAGCAGCGGCAGGCGCACAGGAAGCCGGAGTCGTGGCAGTTCTGGGTGCAGCCGGCGGGGCTGATCGAGATTAAGGACAGCGAGGGCGGGGTATCGCGCTACGAGCCCAACCCGCACGCGGAAAACCTGAAGTACCTGCCGCCCAACTACTACATGAACGTCATCCAGGGCAAAACGAAGTCCTGGATCGACGCGAACGTGATGAACCGGGTGTCGCCGCGGCGGGACGGCAAGCCGGTGGTCCCGGACTTCAACCGGGCGGTGCATGTGGCGAAGAAGCCCATCGACGCCGTGCCGGGCATCCCGATCATTGTTGGCTGCGACTTCGGCCGTCGTCCGTGCGCGATCTTCATGCAGCACATCAGGGGCACCTGGTACGTCCTGCACGAATTGATCGCCCGGGACATGGGCGCGTCAAAATTCGCGCCCCTGCTGAGAAACGAGCTGGCCCAGCGGTTTCCCGGCCACCCGTTCCAGCTCTGGGGCGACCCGTCGGGCGACTTCAAGGGCCAGAACGACGAGCAGACGCCCTACCAGATTTTCCGGGCGCAGCGATTGCCGATCCTGCCGGCGCCGAACATCCTCTTTACCGTGCGGCTCCAGTCGATCGAGGCGGTGCTGACGCGCATGTCGGAAGGAAAACCGGCGCTGCTGGTTTCTCCGACCTGCAACACGCTGGTCGCGGCATTGGACGGCGGCTGGCACTACCGGCGGATGAAGACCGCGGGCGAGCACTATTCGACCGAGCCGGAGAAGGACGAATACTCGGATCCGGCCGACGCCTTCGGCTACGGGCTGCTGGGTGGGGGAGAAGGCCAGATGCTGTTGACCGGCTCGTCCGAACCGGCCCGGATCCTCGCACCGACCAGGGGCGCCTATCACCCCTACGCCAAGCGGACGGCCCTGCGTGGCCGCTAACGAGCCGCCGCGGAGATTGTGGCTGGTGTTCTTCGGCGAGGCCAAGGGCTCGTACTGGTGGACGCGGCTGTTCAAGCCCGGGTTCCGGCATGTCTGCGCCGCGGCCTGGTACGCGGATCGTCGTCATTGGGTCTACTTCGATCCCGCGCGGCCGGGCACCACGATCCGATTGCTGACCGAAGAGGAGTGGTCCGCACCCTTCGCGGCCTTGCTGCAGACCTGCAAGGTCGTGCGCTTCAAGGGGCGGTACGATCGCGTGTCGTCTCCGGCGACCTGGTTCTGCGTCGGGTCGATCAAGGCGCTCCTAGGCGTCGAAAGCCGGGCGCTCACGCCCTACCAGCTCTACCGCGATCTCCTGAGGCAGGGGGGAGAGGAGGCCAGCCTGTGCGTTGAGGAGGCTTCCGACTAGCGCCCATCTTCCGCCCCGTAACCTGGAGGCGCGCGTGGGCGGACTGGTCGACATGATCTTTGGCGGCGGGGGCGGGAAGGACGAAGGCTCCAGCTATCAGCCGCCTCCCGAGGATCCCTCCATCGCCCAGCGTCGGGAAGACGAACAACGCCGGGCTGAACAAGATCGCGTTCGCGCCAAGCAGGAAGAACTCAACCAGGCGACGAAGACGCGTAACCGGAAGTTCGGCACGCGCTCGATGTTCGGGGTGCCGACCAGGCCGTCCAATCTCGGGGCCGGATGATGGCTGCGGGCGAAGACCTGACGGCCAAGCAGGTTCTGCAGAAGCTCCAGATCGCCGAGATCGACTTCAACCGGCACAAGGGCCGGCTGACCGAAGCCTACCGGTACGCGCTCCCTTGGAGAACGCCCTTCGGCCAGACGCAGCCGGTCGACCAGTTGAACGACACTTACGACGACGTCCTGCAGACGACGGTGCAGGATTTCGCGGCCGAACTCCTGAACGCCTTCACGCCGCAGAACGCCGATTGGGTTCGCTTCAATCCGGTCGAGCATCTGGATGTTGCTGTGAAGAAACAGGTGGCCGAACAACTCGCGATCGCGCAGCGCATCATCTTCGCCGAAATGCGCCGCTCGAATCTCTACCAGGCTTTGCAGGAAGGCTATCTCGACCAGTCGATCGGGACGATGGCCTTGACCGTCCAGAACGTCGGCGTCGCCGAGCCGATCCACTGCGAAGCGATTCCGATGACGGAGTTGCTGATTACCCGTGGACCGTACGGCTACATCGACGGTTGGTTCCGCAAGAAGCGCCGGAGGGTAGAGGACATCCGCACGCTCTGGCCGGGGGCGAAACTTCCAGACGGTCAGGAATGGCCGGCCCAGCCCGAGACGGAGTTCGACGTGATCGACGGCTGCTGGAGAGACTGGTCGGTGAAGGGCACCGAGACCAATCGCTACGCCGTGCTCATCAACGGCCGCACCGCGTTCGAGGAAACCTACACCGGCAAGGGTTCGCGTCCCGACATCGTTTCCCGCTGGTCCCGAGATCCTTCGACCGCGTGGGGTGTCGGCCCGACCTATCTCTCTCTCCCGACTTTCCTCGCCCTGAATCACATCGTCTACCTCCAGCTCATGAAGATCGACGAGGTCACCGACCCGACGGTCAGCTACGTCAATGACGGCATCATGAACCTGGAGAACAAGCCGCCTCCGGGATCGTGGGTTCCCCGTGCGCCGAACTCTGAGGCCCCCGAAGCGGTCGAGTCCAAAGGCAGATTCGACGTTTCGTTCATGAAGGCCGACGAACTCCGTTCAGCCGTGAAACGGGCGCACTACCAGGACCGGCCGGAACAGCTGGGCAAGACGCCCCCCTCCGCTTCGCAGTGGATGGAAGAGTCCGCTGAGCGTCTTCGCCGAATGGCAACCCCCGCGACCAACCTTGTTCCCGAACTGCAATACGCCCTGGTCCATCGCTTCGCTTATCTTCTGACAGATCGGGGCGTTCTCCCTCCGCTGAGCGTCATGGACGACGAGGGCGAGGAGATCGTGACCTCGATCCTCGATCCCCGCTTTGTCGCACTGACCCCCGTTTCTCCTCTGCTCCGCGCCCAGGAGCAGGAGGAATTGCTGCGCATTACACGCAGCGTCGAGATCCCCGCCCAGCTCTACGGTCCTCAGATCGCGGCGATCACGACCGACCCGATCCTCGTGCAGGGCAAGGTCTCCAAGATCCTCGGCACGACCGAGATCGCGCGCGACGAAGCCAAGGTCAAAGCCGCTATCGAACTGCTGATGCCCGTCCTGCAAGCCACTTCGGGAGGTGGGCAGCCGATCGATCCCGCGACCTTGGGGGTGACCGGTGGCTAACGCGCCTCAAGGTCTATGGGAACACCTGGCGCAGCGTCGCCAGCAACACCGCGACCTCCAGAACGCTCCTGCGGTGATCGGGGACGTCGGTTTTGATCGGCTCTGCTTCATCGTCCTGTCGAGCGGACCGGGCCAGGAACTCCTGCAAATGCTGCGCAAGCGGACCATCGACGCGCCCGACGACATGTTCGGTTCGGAAAGTGCGTTGAGGGCCAAGGCCGCTCAAAGCCAGTTTGTGCGCGACATCGAAGCGGCTGCCGAGCGTGGCCGCAAGGCAAGCGAACCGAAAGGCACGACGTGACCGAACCGGCTCCGACTCCGTCCCCCACCCCGGCACCCTCGCCGGCTCCGACTCCTTCTGCGCCGCAGGGCCTGGAGAAGTATTGGGACGCCACGGGCGCGAAGCTGAACACGGAGGCGCTGGCCAAGGACTATGGCGAGCTTGCCGGTTTCCGGAAGGCTTCGGACGACGCCAAGGCCGCGCTGCCCAAGGACGCCGCCGGCTACAAGGTCGAGTTCAAGGCGCCGAAGGACTTCAAGCTCCCCGAGGGCGTCCGCGAGATCAAGGTCGATCCCAAGGATCCCCGCATTCCTGTCCTCCTCGACTTCGCGGTTCGCCGTGGGCTGGGCCAGGACGCCGTGGACGACCTCGTTTCGGCCACGATGATCGCCGAGCACGCGACCTACCAGCAGTGGGACGCGAGCGAGAAGACCCGCATCGCCGAGGAACACAAGAAGCTGGGCGAGAACGCGGACGCCCGCAAGGCGGCCATCGAGTCCGCCCTGACGGCCTGGAACAAGGATCACGCGGCCGTCCTGATGGCGAACGCCACGGACGCGGCCCAGATCGTCGCGCTCGAAGCGCTCATCAACCATCGCACCACGACACAGATCCCCGGTGGCGGTCCGTCGCCGGAGCCTCCGAAGCCAGCGCAGTCCGTCACGGATCGCTGGTACGGCACCCCCCAGCAGAAGGCGAGCTAAGCCATGTCGACTATCTCAGCCGTCAATCCGACGATGTCGGACATCACGAAGATGATGGGGGCCGATGGGCAGATCGCCTCCGACATCGTGGACATCCTCAAGCAGGACAACGAAATCCTGCTCGATGCCACGTTCCAGGAAGCGAACGGCGGCACCTATCACCGCCACGCCCAGCGGGTCGGTATCCCTGAGCCGACGTGGAAGCGCTACTACGAGGGCGTCGCCCCGAGCAAGAGCACCTACGCGACGGTCGATGAACCCATCGGCATGATGGAGAACCTGTCGCAGGTCGACGCCGATCTTCTGGCCCACAGCGGCAATCCGGGCCAGGTCCGGCTGCACGAGGCGGCGGGCATCCTGGAGGGCTTCAACCAGTCCTTCGCGCAGACGATGCTCTACGGCTCGGTTTCGACCAGCCCGGCGAAGTTCAACGGCGTCCTTTCGCGCTACTCGTCCAAGTCGGCCGCGTCGGGCGAGAACATCATCGACGCGGGCGGGACGGGGTCGGACAACCTCTCGATCCTCCTGATGACCTGGTCGCCGCTGCACAGCTTCATGATCTACCCGAAGGGCAGCGCCGCCGGCCTGAGCCGCAAGGATCTCGGCTCGCAGATGCTGACCGAGTCGGACGGCAAGCGCCGCGAGGTCATGGAGGAGCAGTTCAAGCAGCATGTCGGCATGTGCGTCCGCGACTGGCGCGGCAACGTCCGCATCGCGAACATCGACCGCTCGCTGCTGATCGGTCAGTCCGGCGCTCCGGCGGTTCTCGAACTGCTCGCCGCGGCGGTCGACAAGCTGCCGTCCGGTGGCGGCCGTACCGCGATCTACATGCCGCGCGTGATCAAGACGATGCTGCGCATCCAGACGATGAAGCAGAACAACGTCTACCTGACGGTCGGCAACGAGGAAGGCAAGCCGAAGCTGATGTTCGACGGCATCCCGATCCGCAAGGTGGATCAGATGGCGGCGGACGAGGCGCGCGTGACCTGATCGGTCCCGAACGGCTGACGGATCGAACCTGAAAGGGCAATACGATGCTGATCGACAAGCTGAATACCTTCTCCTGGGAGACCGCGCTGACGGCGACGGCCATCTCGGACGTGATCGACCTCCTGCCGGTCTCTGGTGCGATCGGCGCCGGCGCGACCGGCGGGCCGAGCGCGAACACGACCCGCGACATCGGGACCGGCCAGCCGCTCTACCTGCACATCCTGGTCACCACGACCCTGGACAGCTCGGGCGAGGCGGCGACGCTCACGGTGTCGCTGGAAAGCGACGACGCCGCGGCGCTCAACACGTCCGCCACGGTGCACCTGACCCTGGCCCAGGTCGCCGAGGCGACGCTGGCCGCCGGCTACTGGATCGCCAAGGGCATCGCGATCCCGGCCGGCGATTACCAGCGCTATCTCGGCGTCCGGTACACGGTCGGCACCGAGAACTTCACCTCGGGCAAGGTCTCGGCGTGGCTGTCGAACAACCGCTACGACGACAAGACCTACGAGAGCGGCTGGGTGTCGGGGATCAACTAATGGCCCGCTACCGTGCCTTGGCGGCGCTCTACATCGAGCGCCTGATTTCGCCCGGCGAGGAGTTCACCTCGGACGCCACGCCGGGCCGGAATTGGGAGCCGCTGGACGACGCGGCGAAGGCCAAGGTCGTTTCGCTGAAGCGCCCTGTCGTTGCGCCGAACGGCCTGGAGCCCGCCCAGCCCTTGCTGGCGATCCCGGCCGACTGGAGCGAGATGTCGGGCAAGAAGCAGATCGCGCTGGCCCACAAGCTGGGGGCTCCTGCAAAGGGCACGACGGCCGAGCTGGCGCGACAGTACATCGAACGCGAGATTGCGAACCGCGGTCACACGACCAGCGAGCGCACGCGGGAAGCCGCGTAGGAGGATCAGATGACCGTGAGTTGGCCTGTCAGCATGGACGTCGCGCCGTCGAAGCTTCTGGCGTATCTGCGCCCGAAGGTCATCCGGGGCACGACCGACATCGACGACTCGGTGCAGACGGAATCGACCGCCTGGCAGGTGATCGAGATCGCGCCCCAGGCGAACTGTCCCCTGGTCAACGTGACGATCCTGCTCGATCTGGCAAAGGCGACGACCGGCATCGCCGCGGTCGAGACCTCGGTCACGTTCCAGTACGCCCTTGCTCGGAAGATCGACGGCACGAACTGGCGTCGCGAAGCCTACGTGGAAGCCGCCCTCTCGGGCACCAACTCGGCCAACCGCGCCCAGCGGCTGAATGCCGGCGTGGTCTCGGTCGAGAGCGGTCTCCGGGTCTACCTCCTGGCCTCGGGCGACGTGACCTCCGACATGGAGATCCCGTTCGAGATCCAGTACATGGGCGAACTCGAACCGACCGTCACCCTCGTCGCTGCTTAGTCCCGGCCACCTCCCTGGCCCCTCAGCGCCTGTGCGTTGAGGGGCTTTCTCTTGCGGCCCCATTGTCGGCCGCATGGCCTTCGACCCTCGCTTCATCAACGCCGCCCTGACGCGCGCCGCGTTCGAGCCGGTCTCGGAACTTCCTGGGACGACGGCCGAGGGCAGGGTCGCTCACGAGAATTACGAGAAGGTCGTCGTCGCGGCGTTGACCGGCTACCCGTGGAAGTTCGGCTCGACCGAGCGGAAGCTGAACTACCTCGGGGAAATGGAGACCTCGCGCTGGCGCTACTACTACCAGATGCCCGCAGACCTCCTGCACATCCGCAAGGTCGAGGTCAGCGGCGTTCCTATTGCCTATGAGCGGATGGGCGACAAGCTGCTCTGCGATGTCGACAGCACGGTAGATGTAATCGCGGTCGGCACTTGGCGAGTTCCCGAGGCGCAGTGGCCCGGGTATTTCAGTCTTCCGCTTACCCTCGACATGGAGGCGATCTTCCTCCGCTCTCCTGCGGGGCAGTACGAGGAAGCCGAGGCGCGGGCTGAGGAAGCCCGGATGAAGTGGGAGATGGGCAAGTCGGAGGACAGCAAACTCGCGACTCCCGTAGATCCCCGGCGTTCACTCACGATAGAGGCGCGCAACGGCCGGCGTCCGGCGCCGTGGTGCCGTGGCTAGGCGCAAGGTTCTGCAGACCGACTTCTCCGCCGGAGA